TAATGATATTACTGCTGAGGCACCATAAAAGCTGCTGTACGTTATTGTTCCTGAAGTAGCGATACCCGCGGCTACTCCGTAATATTCGTTAAGAGAATGAGGGGCGGACCCCCCAAACTCATTAACAATATCAGTCATAGCAAGTGAACCACTTGATTTAACTGCCATTCTTTATTTCCTTTACCTGTTGAGAAAGGTCCTTAACGGCCTCAATAAGGAGACCAACAAGGTTACCGTAAGCAACCGAAAGATATTCATCATTCTGAATGACGACCTCTGGTATGACTTCTTGAACTTCCTGAGCGATAACACCTATGTTGTTCGTTCCGTCTTTCACAAAGGTTACGCCCCGAAGTGCTTCGACTTTACCGAGAGCGTCATTTATTGTCTCAATATCTGTCTTTAATCGTTCGTCAGAATACGCTGTAAGGTTTCCTGTGGCTGTGCAGTTACCATTAGAAGCCACGGTAAAGCGTGTAGTGTCGCCACCAGCCCTGATGTAAACATCACTAGCTGACTTGATATAGGTGTGACTGTCTGTAGCGAAGTAGAAGCGTTGATCACCATCAGGCGTAACGCGCCACGAGTTGTTTACTGCCCATGTAGCACCTGAAGGACCTGTGGCACCTGTAGGACCTGTGGCACCTGTAGAGCCTTGCGCTCCGGTGGTACCTTGAGGACCTGCAGCACCCGCAGGGCCTGTACCGCCTGCTGGACCTGTAGCACCTGTAGAACCTGTAGCACCCTGATCACCTTCAGGTCCTTGAGGCCCCGTGGGCCCTTGAGAACCTGTTGAACCCGCAGGTCCTGCATCACCCTCAGGACCTGTAGGACCTTGTGGGCCTGTGGCACCTTGAGAACCTGTAGAGCCTATGTTCCCTTTATCACCTTTAGGACCCGACGGGCCTGTAGGACCTGTAGGACCTGTTGGACCGTCTGGACCTTCAGGACCTGTAGGACCTGTGGAGCCTGTAGCTCCTGTAGAGCCTGTAGGACCTGTAGGACCATCGTCGCCCTGAGGACCTGTAGGACCTGTAAGACCTGTAGGACCTGTAAGACCTGTAGAGCCTGTGTCCCCTGTCGAGCCCGTGGGCCCTGTGGGACCTGTCGGGCCTGTAGCACCTTGAGGACCTGTAGAACCTATGGCACCCGTGTCACCTTGAGGACCTTGAGGTCCTGTGGCACCTGTAAGACCAATACCACCTTGAGGACCTGTAGGACCTGTAGGACCATCGTCGCCTTGAGGACCTGTCGGGCCTGTACCACCTGTAAGACCTATACCACCTTGAGGACCTGTAGGACCTGTAGGACCATCTTCGCCTTGAGGACCTGTTGGGCCTGTACCACCTGTAAGACCTATACCACCTTGAGGACCTGTAGGACCTGTTGGACCGTCGTCGCCTTGAGGACCTGTCGGGCCTGTACCACCTGTAAGACCAATACCACCTTGAGGACCTGTGAGACCTGTATCACCAATGAGGCCTTGAGGACCTGTTGGACCTGTAGGACCGTCTGGACCTTCAGGACCTTGAGTACCTGTGGAGCCTGTAGCTCCTGTAGAGCCTATAGGACCTATTAAACCTTGAGGACCGTCAGGACCTGTAGGACCCGTAGGACCTGTGTCACCTTGAGGACCTTCTGGACCTTCTGGACCCGTAGGCCCTTGAAGACCTACAGAACCCTGTGGTCCGGTAGAACCATCAGCACCATTGGCACCATTTGTACCCTTCTGAGCAACTTGCTGCCAGTAGGTTGTGTTAGTTGTTACTGTACCAACGGGGACGTTGATTTTAGCAACAAATGTTTCGCCGTCATAGTAAACAGCATCCTGCGCGACATAAGCAGTAGAGGAAACCCAAGTTCCCTTCCAACCCATTCGCACACGACCAATATTTATCTGAGCCATATATTTTACACCGTTGTTACATAGAGAAAGCCATTGGCGTCGATTGAGAAATCGTTGTCGTTAGCATCTCCATAATATTCTATCTGAAGCTCCCCATCTGAATTGATGGAGAACGTGCCAAAAGCTAAACCTAACGGGGTAGAACCCATTACACCTGTGGGGCCTTCGGGACCTGTAGGGCCTACATCACCCTGTCCGCCTAATGGACCTTCTGGGCCCTCTGGACCTGTTGGACCTTCTGGGCCCAACGGGCCCTGCGAACCTTCAACGCCTTGGATGCCTCTAGGACCTTGATCACCTGTGGCCCCTGTAGAGCCTGTCGTACCTTGAGGACCTTGAATACCCTGATCACCTTGAGGACCTTGAGGGCCGGTATCACCTGTGGCACCAATGAGGCCTCGAGGACCTGTAGAGCCTGTAGCACCTGTAGGACCCTCAGAGCCTGTAGCACCTGTGAGACCTGTACCACCAATAAGGCCTTGAGGACCTGTAGAGCCTGTAGCACCAGTAGGACCCTCAGGGCCTGTTGCACCTGTGAGACCTGTGTCACCAATGAGGCCTTGAGGACCTTGGGAACCTGTAGCACCTGTAGGACCCTCAGGGCCTGTAGCACCTGTGAGACCTGTATCACCAATGAGGCCTTGAGGACCTTGGGAGCCTGTGGCACCTGTAGGACCCTCAGGGCCTGTAGCACCTGTGAGACCTGTATCACCAATGAGGCCTTGAGGACCTGTGGAGCCTGTAGCACCTGTAGAGCCTGTAGGACCCTGATCACCTTGAGGACCGAGAGGGCCAGTATCACCTGTAAGACCTTGAGGCCCTGTGGGACCTGTCGGTCCTAGGTTACCCTGAATACCTTCAGCACCTTGGGAGCCAATCGGTCCTGAAGAGCCTGTAGCACCAATAGGACCCTGATCACCTGTAGGACCTTGAGGACCCACGGAACCTGTAGCACCTTCAGCGCCTTCAGGACCTTGAGTACCTGTCGGACCTGTAATGCCTTGAGGACCTGTAGGACCTGTTTCGCCTATGTTACCTTGGTCACCAGTGATGCCTTGGATACCTTGAGGACCGACGGGGCCTTGGATACCTGTAACGCCTTGGCTACCTGTCTCCCCTTGAGGGCCTAAGCCGCCTTCAGGACCCCTAGGACCTTCAGGACCGCGAGGGCCTTCTGTACCATCAGGGCCTTGAGGACCTGTAGGGCCGGAGGAGCCCGTGGCACCTGTAGGACCTTGAGGACCTTCAGATAAGAAGAACGCTAGGTTCCCGCTGCTTGGATCGTATTCACTATAACCATCAGAACCATAAGGCAGACGGACCAGCGAGGTAGTAAGACCATAAAGTTGGTCACGTACTGAAACTGCTGTTCCAATAACTGACTCTCCAACCGTATCTACATACCCACGGGTGGCAATTTCATCGTCTTCAGTTGGGTTACCAATATTATTAAAGCTGAACCCTTGGCCATCCCACGTATTGGTGTTGGGATTAAGCCTGATGCCTAAACCAGCTTTGTAACTAGCCTCTTCAGATAGAAAACGAGCCTGCTGGCTTAAAAGGTTTAAGTCTTCAGCGTTTAAGTTTGATCCTTGTGTGAAAACAACGACAGGTGCAGTTGAGGTGGAACGCTCAATAACCACCAAAGCGCCTGCTTCCGGCAGGGTATTGAGTACGATTGTATTTGTAGAGGTAAAAGTAAAATTTGTAGTTGCAGTACCGTTAACGAGTACAAGAACATCAGCTTCGTTCATGTATTCAAAAGGCACGGCAAACGTCGAAGCACCGCCGTCGGCAGTGTAATTAGCAATAATAGCCATTTAATACCTGTATGAAAAAGACCCCTCCGAAGAGGGGCCGTTCGTTAACGATTGAAATCGAGGAGTTGCTGTCCAGTTTGTTTTGCTACTTTACGGGCAACATACTCATCTCTGAGCTCTGGGAACTCTTGTATAAGTTCTGCCCTTGCGTTCTGGATATGAGCAGAGATGACCTTACGGGTTAAATCCGCCTGCTTATTGAAGCCTTCGGCTGTCAACTCAAAGTCACTTGCCGCAGCACTATAAGCTTCACTTGCAAACAGTTTCTCAAGGTTGCCCATAAGGTTCCTGCCATTTATCTTAGAAGTACCTGTAAGGCGTTGATACGCTGCAAATTCCTCAGTATTAAGTTGGAACTTTAAATCTGACATAGTCTTAGTTGGGCCGCGGAAACCTACTTTTAGGTTTACCAGCTCTTCTAAAACTTTATCTTCCGTCACATCTCTTACTGGAATACCTGAGAAGCCCCCGTAGTTAATCATAGGCTTACCTGTTAACCAATTATACTTTGTTGGCAACTCGTCGTTTGAGGTAACCCATCTACGTCGGATTTTGTCTATTAGACCTACTGCTTCCTTCATTTCTTCAGGTTGTCCGGCCATCAGGTACTGCATCCCTTCGTAAATTTGTTCAGGGGCTGTAGGTACAAATGAGCTCACATATTGCTCACCAATTCGGCGTAACGAGTTTTTCTGTGCAGGGTTTTCGCTTGTTAAAGCAGCAATCAAGTTAGAGATACCTTGAAAATACGCCTTATCCTCCACAGTCTTTGTAATACCTAAGATCATAGAGATAGCTAGGTCACCAACGGGTACACTCGCAATGTCTTTTGGGTCACCAGAAAATGAAGGTGAATAAGCTACAGAGTCATACATGTTTGCCACTGCAGCGATTGGCATGAAATTAGGGTCCATGCGTTGGTAGCTCACCCATTTACCACCTACTTTGATGCTATAGGGTTGGTTACCTGCTTGTCGCCATGTGCGGTTCTGTGCTGGATCGGACGGGCCTGCGCCAGTCACTAGGCCTTTATAAACAAGACTTAGTGCGCCGCCGTAAATCACCATTCCGGTGGCCAACTTACCTTGAGCCTGCGAACGTATAACCATATCAGTGCTATTAAGCTGCTCCTGTAAGTCTTTAGAAAGCTTACTAAGCATTGGGGTACGCTGGACTGCCGAGGTGATTAAGTTAGTTGGGGTCCGTACAAAGGGTAACACCATCTGGAACGAGGGGTTGTTCGACACAAACGAGTGAAGCTTTTGAGCATGGGAGCCCTTACGAAGCTCCTGTGTAAAGGTAACACGACGGGCCATATCAACAGCCTGTGAGTGCTTAAATTTACCGTTAGCAGTAGCAGCCGCTCCTGAGGCGTCAAAAGCATCGTCGATGTTCTTTGAGATGAAGGCCGTAAGCTCTTTACCCTTAAGACCACGCCCAACGCCTTCTAGCTTTGAAGAAGCGTAGACAGCCGAGCGGTAGTTGATTTGTTTAAAGAACTCATCCTCAGCCCCCAAAGCCCGTAAGGACATGCGACTTGCTTTACCTGTGTAGTTTAAGAAACCACCAAGGAACGTGTCAGACGCTACATCCCAATACTCGCTAGTAATCTTATTGGCTTGAGTGATGTCATCAACCTTACCAACAGTATCTAGGAGGTTTTTCTCAAGCGTAAACGCTCTAGACGCTTGAACGATTGCAGCATCAAAGCCCATAAAGAGCCCTTCTACTTGCGCACCGTAGTAACTCCGTGCTGCCGCGGCTTCCGCTGAGAAAGCACCTTTACCCATAAAGGACCCAAGATAGCCCTCCATTGGACGCAGGAAGGTTTCAATACCACCCGACGCCAAGTTGGTTACGTGCGTCTTAGTGTTTAACAAGATCATAGAACGGAAAAGCTCAACTACAGACCGCATACCTTTAGTGGCGTTGCTTTCTTGAGTAGCCTTAATAACCTTGTTCATGGCTTTATAGTTACCACGACCAGCAGCAACAAAGGAGGCTCGAAGCTGTTCTAAGCCTTTCTTACCGCCGTAAGCTTTTAGGACATGATCTAGTTCTACGATGTCGTCACGTTCAAGTGAGTTTCTCTTAAGCTGATCAGCATCCATTACTGGCTTTTTACGAAGGTTTAAAGCTCGACCAAAGGCTGTTTCTTGTCCCTGAAGGGACTTGAGCAACATTGAAGAACTCTCAAGCGCTTCTAAAGTTGTCTGAGTAAACGCATCTTCAGTGTTAAACCGTACATCTAATAGTTTGTCATACAGCTCTTCATACTGTTTCTTTACCACGCTTTCAGCAGCCCCAAGAACAAATGAGGCGTCCTCAGTAGCCTTTGTAAAGTTAGTTACGATACCAGCAATCTCTTCGTTTTTAAGACCAAACATATCTCCAAATCGTTCAGCAATGTCATTCTCAGCATCTTTCCAAGACTGAGTGCCTCGAACTGCCTGAAATTCTTTTGCGTTGATTTTAATAAGATTAGAGACTGTGTCTTTAACACCCGCAGGGTTAGTAGGGTCCCAAGTTTTAGGATCGTACAGGTTACCCTTCTTTAAGGAATCACCGAGTTGCTCTGGGTTTTTAGCAATGTTTTGTAGCTGAGCAGCGTCGAGTTTCTTTAGTTTAACCTTAGTAGGCGCTTTAACACCGTTATCAGAAACTTTGGTTTCTAAGTTAACAGTTTTATTTGCTTTAGGAACTTCCGCTCCCTTGCTAGGAACGTCCACTCCTTTGTAAAGATCGTCAACAATCGTATTGAGAAGAGTAGCTTTAGTTTTTGAGTTTTTAGAAGACAGTTTAATGCCAAGCATTTCAGCATAACTAACCAGCTCTTTTTTAGACGTGCCTTTTATGACTTCGTCCTTGGTTCTATTCTTAAGGCCGTCATCTAGTTTACGTCTAATCAACTCTTTTGTAGCTGTTAGCTTAGGAACTACAGTCTCACCTACCTCTTCTAAACCGTCATCTAGAATAGTCTGTGGGGTGTTAGTTGTACCCTTAGCTTTCTGTTCAGCAACTAAATCAGCCTTGAGTGCTTGAGTAACTGCATTTTCTGTAGCCACCTCCTCAACGTCTAACTTAACCGCAGCATCAATCTCTAAATCCTGTTTAGCGACGGACTCCGTAATATCTTCGCCTGCGTCAATAGCACGTTCAGTACGCTTAAATGCCCTAGCTACTTTGAACACAGCTTCAACTGCGGCACCTGTTAAGGCACCTTCGATACCTGCTTTAAACTTGCCTTCAGCATAGCTGTCTTCAGGGTCCGCAGCTAGATACTGTGTTACCACGTTATCAAGAGCAGGCACGTCCTCCAAGACGTTAGACAACCGCTCTTCATAGGGGTTTGATACGATTGTATCACCTACAGCACCTTGACGAATGTTACGGCTCCAGCCTTTACCCATTAAGGCGTTATCAAGACCGCGTCCAAGCTTTCCTACCAATTTGATCTTACCAGCACCTATAAATCCTAGGCCAAACTGAGTAAGGTCTTCAACAATTTTACCGCCCATTGTTCGGGGACGGTTAGGTTGGTATTTAATTATAGGCGTCCGAGTATCCTCAAAACCTTCATAACCTGTGAACTCAATCGCAGTGTCGATAGCTGATTTACCAAACTGTAGGGTTTCCTCAACAGCATCAACTGTGCCTGAGGTTATACCACGACCCACTTCGTCCCAGAATCCTATGTCGTTATCAACGACGGCCTGCGCCTCTTCGTCGAGGACCCATTTGCCGTTTTTATCAAAGGGCATTATTCCTGTCCTCCTTCGTAATTTAAGATTAGACGCTCAATTTCTTTTCCGAAATTAGGCCCTTGATTTGCGAGATCGTATTCCAGTACCCTTAGAAGCCGTGCTATTTCAGGTTGCACAAGGAAACTCATAAGTCCTTGGGGCAAGTCTTCTGGTACAAGATCGGGGAATAAGGCTCTTGCCTGACCCATAAAGATGTCAGCGCGGATACGGTCCTGCTCGTTTTGAGCCTCACGTACTTGGATCTTGTCATTGACTACATCCTCATCAACTTCAGGAACTGGTGCATTAGCTACGATTTTTGACGTTACCTGTCCCAGCACTTCCTCAACAGAAACGCCTAGACGCGCTGCCATAACAAAGGCTCTCGACTGTCCCCAGTCTCTTGTTGGGTCAATAGAAATCTGATTGTACTCATAAATAAGACCCTCAAGGTCCTCAAGACTGTCAATGCCATCCAGAGGGTTGGTATTCGTACCTTTCAAGTCAGGTTCGGGGATTACAAATGTGGGACGATTTGCCTCGACGGCTAACTTAGATGCTGTCTGAGTAAATGATTGCGGTAAAATAAGCAGTGTTTTCTTAACATCAGGGGACAGTCCTGTCTCTTCAATTTCAACCACATCGCCGGGGGGTTTACCTACCACTGTGTACGCAGACGCACCTTTAATCTCTGCGCGTTTAGCTTCGATAAGCGCTTCCTGCTTACTAAGCTGATCTATGATGTAATTATTAGCCTCTGCCTGTTCCTCAGGGTTATTAAGGTCATACTTACTGGCCGCTGCTAAGACAATCTTGTTAGCAATTATTTGCGCTTCAGATTTCAGTTTAGTGTAAGCAGTAGTGCCTTCCATAAAGGAGAGAGGGTTACTCGCATCTGAACGTGTAGCGTTGCTAACAAAGCCTGCAACGTGGTTAGTACCTAGTGAATTGGTAATGTTACCTAGACGTTGGCCTTGTTGACTAGCCTTTAGCAAGTTGACTTTATCTTGAGGACTCAGTTCCCGTGAGGTTAAGACTTCAGACGTGATGTCTCGACCTAAAAGCGCTTGGCTTTGTAAATCAGCCACCGTCTCAGGGTCACTTACAATCGTTTCTCTAAATTCAATCTCAGACCGAATATTGTTTACAACACCCTGCCCACCTTGAGGATTAACTAAAATAGCTGACAGTAGGTTTTTACCATCCTCAGTTTCAAAATATTCAGGACCTTCGTTTACCAGTTGAGTGTAGGCGTTTTCTTGTAAAACATCTAATTCACGCTGTTGGTCTTTAATATCCTGTTCGTAAATTTTATCTTCTTGAGCCTCGTACTTACTGTCTAACTGATCAGAAAGCTTTGTAACTGAAAGCGCTCCCGTCCCTGTTTCACCGTAGGTACCAACACGTGTTTTAATACCTTTCATGGCCTTTATATAAACGTCGCGGTTTTCAAGGTCCTCAAGGCCTGCAGCTTCGAGGTGGGAAAGAGTATTACTAATAGCCGCTGACGGATCAAGGCCTTGATTGATGTAATCTTGAATTACTTCGTTTGAGGCTTTGGTGTAAGCTACAGCATCAAGCTGTCCTGTTTCCGTATTAAAGTTGTCGTTACGTGCTGCGACCATGTCCTTACCTAAGTTGGTAAGCTGGGCCTGCCGTGCTCGTGTAATACCGTGCTCATATGCACGTTGGTTTACCATGTTGGCGAAAGCTTCAGCACGTGTACCAAACTCAGCGTTAAAGACTTCAGCGTCAAATAACTCTAAGGCATTCTTTTTAATAAACTCGTCCTGACGTGTAGCCACAAAGTTGCTTACGTCTTTGATACCGTTTTTGTTGCTGTTCCAGTCACGCATTAGATCGTTACCAAACTCACGTGCTTTATCTCTTAGGATACCCCGTGAGAGACCCTCAATAAAGAAGGGGCTTTCGATTTCATCAATTTCACCTGATTTAATCTTGCTTGCGTAGGCTTTGCGCTCTGTTGCAGATGCCTCTAAATAACTTTGAAGGCCTTCTTCTTTTGCATCTTTTTTGTTTGTCTCTGCGGTTCGGTCAAAGTAACTTGTAAGGGTAGGCTCGACCTGCGCTAACGCATTAGCTATCTGCATACCCTTAGAGTTACGGCTCACCTGATTGCTGACAGACGTGTACGTGTCCACAGGACGTGCCACGATGCGGCTACCCTGTCTCATTCCCCGCAGGGAAGAGGTATCAGTTGGAACTCTTGCCATTTTTAATCCTAATTATGTGGTGTATTGCGAATATTGGTTATACCCGCCTACGGCAGAACCACCGATTGCGAGTCCTGTAGCTAGTAGGCTAGGACGCTCGACCATCGGTTGACTGCTAATTCGACTTTCAGTCGCTGCTTTAACACCCATGCCGTCAAAAGTTGCCTGAGCGCGTATAGCGTCTTGATTTCTATTGATTTGAGAGATGTTACGGGCTTCCGTGCGGTGTACGTCACGAAGCATGTGATCAAGGCCCATTCCTGAGATACCCGCTTCGCCAGCGGATGCTCTCATGCGAGATTTAATACGTGCTGCCTGTAGCAGACTGTCAACCCTATCATCTACAGCCGCTCCTGCCTCTTCCATCACACGTGTGTTTAATTGACGGAACTGGTCATCCTGACTTTTAATAGCGCTTTGGGCGTTAATATCGTTTTGACGGGCCTGTTGTTGTGCTTGAATTGAAGCGTTTCTGTGGGATAGAGCGGCAGAACCAACCCCAATCCCTGTACTAATAGCAGCCATACCTAAGTTTAAGGCTGCTGCTGATGCTGCGGCTCCTGTGCCAAGGGTGATACCTAAAGCAGGAGCCAATGCTGCGCCTAACATGACTACACACATTTATTTTATCCTAACAAATTCATAAAAGGGTTTCTTCATTACCCCGTAATCTGGGACGTAACGGATCATCACGAAACCAAGACGCTTAAGCCAAAGAATGGCAGCGCGATTATCCTCTGAAACGTAATTATAAAGGAGGGGGTATTCGAGAAGGTAGTTGTCTACCCAAGGCTTTGCTGTCGCGTGTAGCGATTTTGCAAAAGACACCATTTCAGGTGTCCCTAAAAGCCAAGGGTAGCCAACAGTCCCTGCGTGACCTACGCCCCTCATGCCCACCATTTTACCATTGGCATAAATAGTCTCAGGCTTGCGGGAGTTTTGAATAGAAGCAATTAAGGCGCTCAGAGGGTCTAAACCGTTCGAAGCTAAAACTTCTTTTACATCTGTTTCTCGCATATTGGGGGCAAGTTCGTAACAATGCTCTACTGTTGAGTGTTTAAACTCGATCAATCTAGTCTCCTTGATCTGATGTGGAAGACAGCCTCCCATTCAGCAGATTGAAGAACCACGGGTAGAAAGGATGTCGAGGTGATCAGGATACTTGTGTTAGAGGCTTCAGATTGAATACCGACTTGAAAGTTTCCTGTTTCTAATTTTGACTGCCCAGTAACCAGTGACGATCCAAGATCGTTAGAAGCTCTGTATTCTACAAAGTTTAACTCTTGATTTGGGGACTTTCGCCGTACCGTTAAGTTGTAGGCTCCTGTGTCACTAAAAACCAGATTGAAGCGTTTGAGCTGTAAGCGACCCGTAGTTATAGGCTTGTCGTTAGCCTTCATAACAATAGGTGAAAACTCGTATTCGAAGTTATATTTAAAGCCTGCATAAACTTTGGCGTTCAGACTAGCCGTTAGAACAGCTTCGGCCTCAGTCACCTGTCGCCCATCGTTAGTACAAAGGACGTAACCAGTGTAAGGCAACACCTGATCTACTGCTGTAACCTCAATGCGACGGTCAATAAGCACTGGGTACGTCAAGCCACCTGTGACCGCTGTATCAACGCTTAGGTTAACAGTCTCCAAGCAGACACCTTCAGCACGTTCCACCAAGAGGTAAAGCGTTGTGTTTTCTACTGACATGTGAACAACCGGAGCGCCTATGGTCCAGTAATTCCAAGCAGATTGAAGCTTTTCACCTGCGCTCCAGTAGTAGCTATAGGTGTATATACGGTCTGGGTAACTCTGCGCAGTTGCAAACAACATGTCTAAGTTAGACGAAGCCAGAAGCTGTGTAACTTCCCCGTCAATAAAATTAGGAACGTGAGATGTAATATCTGAAGCATCGTTAGTATCGTTATCGCTATCTACAAAGTATTCCCGTAGGCCTGCCCAAGAGCCCCGTAAGAAGGGAAAGAACACGTACTTTCCGGCAGAGGCAGGTTTGGCCCTCAACGAAGCCTCGAAGTTCGTGGTAACCGAAGCTGATACCGTCGCTGGTGAGAAAATATCCGCGTTTAAAACCTTAAACTGTGCAAGGTCTGAGAACAGGATAATACTCTCGTCAAAAGGTACCCCATGTTTCAGGATACTTACTGTGTTGTTGGTCACCGCAATATCTACAACACCATCATCTAGTAGTGTTAGAACAGTGGTCTGAAAGAAATTAAAGTAAGATCCAGTTTGGCTGGAGATTAAGTTTTCATCCGATAAGAAACACAAGCGGTCTTTGTAAAAGAACACGTCGTTAATTGTATATCGCCCAAGAGGGTAATCTGTAGCATCGTAGTTGGCAAAAGACGGGTACGGGTTTGTCTCATCGTCCCCAGAGTTTCTTAGTGTCCACGTTACAGGCTCAAAAGTAAAAGTACCGTCACCGTTTCGAATTAACTGGTGAGGTAAAGTTTCAGCATCGAAGTCTAATAGGACGTCGAAGCCTACGCATTCTTTCCAAACAAAGTCAGAACCGTCTTCGGGCTGCTGTAGCTCAACAAAGTAATCATCCTGACCCTTTGTATTGTCACCATTAATGCGTACTCGGAAACCTAGTTTACCCTGTGCAGGTAGGCTCTTTAGATCGCTTACAACGCCTTTAATACCTGTGATGTGCGAGTCACCAAAGGAGTCCGTAGCGTCGAGACTAAACACGGCATTATCTTCTCGAAACACATAAATAATGTTATCAAGGAGCTCAAAGGTGAACCCTGCGGGTACTGCGCCCTCAAGGGCTGTTTTTAAGCTGGATGCAATGTTTGTGGTTTTGACATCAGGCTCGTGTAGGACATCTGAACTGTCCCGTGTGCTGTAAGTTGCGGTATAGTCTGTACCTGCAAATGCAATAGTTACAGAGTAGTCTGAACTGTAATCACCTTGCTTAACAAAGATCATGCCCTCTTGTTTTAAGGGGGCACTACGTGTTGAACCTACTTTTACCTTTTTCTTTTTATTAACGAGAAAAGTGTAATCTGCTACACTAGTAGCGCCAAAGTCTTCTGAGGCATTTGTAGTACCTGTAAGGTATTCAATGTTGTCAGCGGTAACTGTCTGAGGCTCTCCGTTCTCATTAATCACTTGGATACCTGTAGGAGCCACAATAACAAAATAGGTCTCTAAAATGTTTTCGGCGCTTAAAAGCCTGACGGTATGAATAAAAGAGTTACTAGTAAATGAGCTCAGTAAAGCAACGTGTTCGGTGGGTGGTCTTTTATAGAGACCCTTAACTACACTGGATACGCCGTTAACTTGGCGCTGGGCCTGTGTATTCAGCCTTAAGCTAGGAGGCTGCTGCGATACCCCATTAATTACGTTAGGGATCGCGCCTGAAATTAGAGCCATTCTTATCCCCTACGGTTAATGATGCTATAAGTGTCAACGCCATTAAAAATGTTGTAATCAGCGTCACGATTTTCTTGTTCATCTAGCTCTAGCTTAGCTTCCATTTCATCACGTTGTTGGAAGCCGTGGAGCTCGGATGAACCGATAGTGCGATCTTGAAAAACACGGGCTGCCCGTAAGGCAATGTAGCGACGTGCGACCTCTGGAATATCCTCGAAATCCAGTAGAAGGATGATCGTCACTTTAACCGCGTTATCAAATGTAAATGTATGTCCTACGCGGTTGTAAAGCTTACCGCTGCGCTGGGCTATATCAAGTTGTGTAGACTGTACGTCACCGTCCACACCAAGGGTGTTTGTGGGTAAAGCAATCTGTTTGGTTACGTTATCAGGGGTTAATGGGTAGCCATTTTCAGTGTTAAAATGCCAGCCTTTTGATTGAACCTCCCTGTTCGCGTTGTTGAGAATTGTCTCAGCAAGCTCAGCGTCCAACAATCCAGACGACAAAGAGTTAACAGGGGCTTCACCAATAGAGGACAGCATCACATTTACCGCTTCTAGTTTGGATGTCGGAGTCATGTTGTATCCTTAAAAGAAAAAAAGGGAGGCCCCCCTAAGGAGCCCCCCAATAATATTTAGACTACTGCCGCTGTCAAAGCGACTGCACATGCTGGACGCAAAATGTTGTGTCCCATTGCATATTTAGCAACCATCAAAGTACCTTGACGATCAATCTGGTATTCAGATTCAACACCTAGGTCCATCAACTTAACAGTAGCTGCTGCGTCACCTGAGAAGATTACACCTTTAAGTGTAGAGTAATCACCTTTGTACTGTGTAGGACGTGACAAAGGCTCTGGTGTTGCTGAAGTTACTGACTCATCGCCTGATGGCAAGTGGTTAGACATCAAGATACGCACACCACCAATTACTGGTACTGTTGCAGTAGCAATGGAGCCTGTACCGCCAATATCGCGGTTCATGTAACCAAGGTTACCTACTGCTTGGCCAGCGCCGAACAATTTGTAGTATTCTTGTGGACCCAAGACGCAAACTTTCTCGCCTGTGATGTCCTTTTTGTCAAACTCTTCGAGTGCACCGTAGATCGCAGCAACAATATCGTTACCGGAAGCAGCCGCGTTGGCTACTGCTACGTTGCTTGTGAAGACTTCACCGTCGAATGTTTCGAGACCAGCAGCGGCAGCAGAAGCACCGTCAGTGATCATAGCGGCTTTAGCAACCATACGAGCTACGTTCTTATCGGCAGCGTTAGCAAGCGCTTGGCCAGCTTCAGAAGAGTAGATGCTACGGACGTCAAAATGCGTCATAGCCTCGTCGATGTTTGCAATAAACTGTGTAGAGATCAGTAGATCGTCAACAGTTACAGTGCGCTCACCCTTCTTGATGATGTCACCTTCGATCAAAGCACCCGGAGTGTGGTACTTTGCGCTGGCGGTACCAGTCATTGGGAATTGAGCGGACTTGCCGTTAGAGATAGAGCGGACGCGGTGCAACGCCATGAAGATGTTTTTCTCTTCAAACGCTGTAAGCACTTCGCCTGCATACAATTTTAGGAATAGGGAACGTGCATCGCCTGCACCGTTCTTTTGACCGATACGTGATACGGTCTGATCTGTTGGGAATGCCATTAGTTAGGCCCTTCAATATGATGTTGATTTAGAGATTTTTCCTAATCAGCACCACACAGTCACATTCACTAGGGTTGTCCCTCGCAAGGGGCCATAATTACTAGTTTAGTGTTTAGCTTTTTAGATAAGTTACGTTTACAGTGTAAACGCTTGGCACTTAGAGAACTGAAGATCGGGATAGTTTATCTGAAACTACCTTACGATACGCAGAATCCCGTTGGTACCTTGGGTCCGACATAGCCGCTGTGAGTTCGGCTACGGATTGATAGGACCCAGAGGATGCTGCTTTAGCCTCACCAGAAATCAAGTTAGGTTCTTGACCATTATCCATACGGTACTGAGCGTTTAAACCAGAAATTGCTAGTTTTGTAGCATTCGGGTCACCACTTTCAACGGCAGCGTTGTAAGCACTAACTTCCTGTTCGTTTAGGTTGTTAACGGCCCACTCTACCATTTCGTTATAGTTCTGTTCGCCGCCTACAGTGGCAAAAGCGTCGTTTCGAGCCTTGTCTGCTACGGCCATCTGTCCGTCAATAAACGCATCAACAA